TTATCCATTGGTACTTGTGCACCAACATATTCAAACATAGCTTCAGCAAGTAAGTTGCCTACTTTAGCTCTCTCTACAGCAGATGCTACAAGAGGAGTATCAAACTTTATCTGTGTATACGGCAGAGCCTTTATTACCTCATCGCTTACACCAAGTGTATCTATAACCATCATCATAGCAAACGGTTTAAGCTGTATCTCAACATCTTTGTGCATATACTTTGTAGCTTCCCACTGTTTAGACAGTTGACCTTCAGTATCATCCCCTGAAGAAAAAGCACCTTTTTCGTACGACCAAATAAGAGGAGCAGGTACATTTGCTTTTGCACCAAAGTCCTGCTGTAAAAGTCGCATTAAGTTTACTACTTCTTTGAAGTCTCTGTTTATAGATGTAAGCTCCCCTACAACATCCATTTGAATAGGATTGTTAGTTGAAACTTCACGTAGGTTAATTGTATCTTCTTCTAAGAAAGACTGGAGCGCATTACCGCCTTCAGTTGCAAGTATTCCATCAGGATTAAGTGTTCTAACAAGAATAGACATCTGCTTTAACATAAGAGGAATCTGTCTAATAGAAATTGTATAATCACAAAACTCTTTATAGTATCCTACAATATCGGATAATCCCCATCCTTGGTTAAACATATATCCAAACCAGCCCGGCTGTTTAGCCGTAATAATCCTTGAGCATCTGCTCCCAGCTACCCATTTACCGAGGTATGGAATAAAAAAAGAGTTCGGCTTTTCAAAATCACGCTGCGTAGGGGACTTAGCAGGAACAATCATCGTGTTCCATCGCTCAAGTGATATAAACCTGTCTATAGTATCTTTACCAAGAATGCCTGATTTAATAAGTGTCTTAATAGGAAGGTTCATAGTACTTGGTGTATCATACTTAAACATTGGAAAAACCAAGCTTCCACCATACACTAATGAGTTAAGTACATTATCAGATAAGAGTTGTGCAGAAGCTTTTGCAAAAAAGTTTTCCGATATTTTATCAATCTGCTTTGGTGTAAGATATGGATTTTGAATCTTTATACCATTAAGCAGAATAGACTTTGCTTTCTTGTTCAAAACTGTTTCTATCAGTCCTTTTTGACTGTACATAGTAGCTGCTTCCCACGGTGAAATCCAAATGTTAGGTGTAACATCTGTTTGCATCATAGGGTCTGAACCATTCGCTATGTTTAAGCTATTATTTGAAACGTTATCATGTGTAGAATAGGCAGCATTATATATTTCAAGTATATTTTTTGGATTTGCAGAATCTTTTGTCGTAAAAATCTTTTTTGCGGCAATATTAGCAGCTCTTATAGAATCCCTTTTTACATCTTCGAGCGTCTTAAATCGTCTGTTAAGCTTTATCTCAGCTTCTTTCTTTGAGGCGTCATGTATCTCAGTGTTTATCTCTTCCACTGCATCCAAGGACATACCCTTGAAACCTCTTGTCGAGGAAGAACTGATTATTTTACGAATTTTATCATAATTTACTGCCATTTGTTTTAGATTATCTCACAAGATATATAATTTGTCAACTAAGATAACTAAGATAACTAATATAACGCTCACAGATGATAAGGTAGATAAAATCATCTGTGAGCTAGGTACAAAGGAGAGTCTTACGACAATGTAATTATACAGGTACTTCTTTTGTAATGTCAATAGCATTTACGCCATCTTCATCATCTTCGTACTCATTGCCTATTTCTTTATGCCTTTTTAAGGCTCTTCCCATTGTAACATCATACACGTCCTTTAACTCTCTCCTCCATCCTATAAGGTGTGCTACTACATACGCTAAACTGTCTGTTAGGTGGTCAGGAGCACTTTCACCCTGTCCTTTCATAGGAAGACCTGTCTTTGGGTCTTTCTGGTGCGTAAGCAGCGCATTATCAAGGTCTGAAGCAAAATCACAGACGAATAATCTTCGGGCATAAAACATTTTGTTTATAGCAAAGTTTCTTGAGACAATGTTAGGATTGCATTTTCTGTATGCTATTCTAATCTTATACGCCTTTAATTCCCTTGCAAAATCACCAAAGTGGTCTTTATATGTCATATCAGGAACCCAAATTATAGAATTATAAGGAAAATCATACCTAAATACTTCTGGTGCGCTTCGAGCATCTTCAAATGAGTATGTTTTAATTACATATACATTCTTATTTCGTACGACACAAGCAACTGCTTTATTGAATCCTCTGTTGAAATCCTGTCCTATATACACCGTTTCTGTTTCTTCAATACTGTCATACATGTCAATGTTAAGTTTATTAAAAGCCGGATTGTAATCAGGGAATACAAGACCTGAGTCTATTGAAACAAATTCGCCTTCCAATAAACATTTTGTTTCTTTTTCATTATACATCTTGTACATTGCTTCAACGTACTCTTTCTGCAAATAGATGTTATCTCTTGTTCTACCTCGTATTATCATGTAGCTCATACCAATTTTTCTAAAGTTCATTATTGTTTGGTATGTACCTTTAAGACCTTGACTTGTTGTAGTAAACGCTAAAAACGGAGACCTCTCTTCATCTTTTATAGCCTGTCTACACCTGTCATTTAAGGCTTTTACAACAGCTATACATACGTGCGTAGGCAGCTCATCTAACTCATCCACAAAGCAACAGTTGTGAACTCTGATACCGCCTGCAAAAAACTCATGTGCATCCTCTAC